CTGGCCATCCTTATTCCAGCTTGGCGACATGGTTAACTCTTTCAATCCCGTGACGGCGTCGGGGGCCTGCCCCCATTTGGAGGGTAGCCCAAACTTCGCCTCGCGCATGTGGTCAACATCCGGCCCCGTCCACAGCCCCAGCGTCTTCTCAAGCTGCAAGCCTATGTGGCTAATCTTCTTGGTGCGTGCGTTGCTGGTCGGGTTCAAGGAGCCTGCGTCTAGTCGAAGCGTTTTGATCTCTGCCGTAAAGTCGAGGCCAAGGTGTACGCGGCTCGCTGCGTTAGGCAGAGTGACACTACCGCTGGCGACTGTCAGGCCGGTGACCACATAGCCGTTGGCGAGGCCGACGATGCTTTCGCCTTCGAGATGCCACAGGCCGGAGATCGATGTCACGGCGCGGCGAACTTTTCCACCAGCGTGCCATGTGCCGAAGCCTGTACCATCCACGTCAGCTCCGTTGAGCTGAAGCTCGAAGGTCGTCGATGTTTTATTGGCTACGGTGTAGCCCTCACCACTAATCTCAGTGGAGTAGCTCCAGCCGAGCGTCTCACTGGTGTCGGCAATCTTGATGCCCTCAATGTCCACACTATTGCCGTTGACTAAGTTGTGCGCGCCGCTCGTCGTGATGACGACTGGGTCAGCCTTGGTGTAGCCGGTGATGGCGTAGGACGTGTCGAGGGTCAGGCCGCTGTCCACATGGAAGGCGTCCTGAAGGTCATCGATGTCGTGATCATGGAGCCGCTCGATGTACTTCACCGTGCGGCTGTTGATGCTGCGCTCCACCACAGCGTAGAGAAAATCATCGTCGCCTTCCTGCACAGCGGCCACGGACTTGAACAGGCCGTCGGTCGTGTGTCGAGACCAGCCGAAAACCTCCTGCTCGCGGATGTAAGTCAGCGCGGCTATCGTGCCGTCGTCGCGCACACACCAGAGTATCGAGTGGGGTGCCTGTGCGTATGACCAATCGACGATGGTGTAGTTGTCGAAGATGTGGCGGGCGAGGATCGAGACGTCGTTGCCACTGTAGGCGTCGGTCTCAAACTTGTAGGCCAAGTCGCGCACCGTCTGCCCCGGCTGCATGTAAATGACCACGTCGCCTGCCACGATAGGCGGCAGATCGGTTGCGCCGTAATATGTCTGAGGCTCGATCTGAATACCGCCGGGGGTGATGACGTCGTCGATGCCCGAAACTTTCCACTCCCCCCCGCTGGTCAGCACAATCATATCACCGAGGGGGACGAGATGTCTTATCTCATTTACCTTCAGAGCGGCTATGGTCACGGTGATGGCGTCGTCATCCTTCGCCGGAGACGAGACAGCAAGGTTGTAATGATTTGCTGTCTGGGTGAACCAGATACGCTGGGTGTCGTTGTTGCTATTCGCGAATATGCGCCGCTGCTGGAAGTAGCCAGCCACGCTAGGGTAATCGTCAGTCGCCACAAAAGGATTACGAGTGCGCGGCGGGGTATCCTCAAGATCGGCTGCAATGTTGTCGTCGGTGAAGCTGTCAATCTCACTGCGCCCGATGAAGCCGAAGATGCCGTCCTTCTCAAAATAGATGTTGTAGCTCTCAGCCGTGGCCACGTCTGTCCATGTGACGGTGTTGTCTTTGGTTGCAGCACCGTTGGTGATTGTCACCTTGGTAGGGTAGGCAGAGCCAGCCGAGCTGTACGCCGTGTAGCCGGTGCTATCGATGTCTGTCTTGTCGAGAGCCTGAAGCTCGACGGTGTTGGTCGTCTTGTTAGCGACGCGGAACCGCTCACCATTTAGTTGGGTCATACCGACGACGCTATCGACGTGGATTTCATCCCCGTCTGCAAATGTGTGGCCCGTTATTGTCAGCACGCACGGGTCGGCCTGAGTAGCACCTGAAATTGTCTGGGCTGTGCCAACCGCCCGAAGGCTCTCCTCGGCGTTGTCCCGGTTGACCGCTGTCACCACATAGGTGTGTGTCTCGGAGCCAGTCGTGTTAGCCGCTGCGGCCAGCCCCGTCGGGTAGGCCTGCTGCGGCTGGAACACAATGTCGGTCAGCGTCCATGCGTCGTGGCCCGTGCGCGTCAGCTCGGCTGGTGCGTGGCTGGGGTGCAGCAAGGTCATCACGTCCGCCGACTGCACAAACTTCAGATCGAAGACCTGTGCGGCAGTGTAGGTTGTGGTTAGCTCGAATACCTCGACCGACGTGCCGCCGGACGTGTAGGCGGTGTACGCCGAGCTGTTGATGTTGTTGCCGTCGAAGTCTGTCAGCTCATAGGTATTGGTCGTCTTGTTGGCGACGCGCATGGTGCGCCCGTTAAGCTCAGTCATCCCCACGACGCCTGAAACGTAGACGTCCTCCCCGTTTACATGAGGATGAGAAGTGGCAGTCACTACAATTGGGTTGGCGCGAGTGGCAGCGGATACGGTCCCCGTGCCCCCACTAGCCTTGAGCACTTGCCCGCCGTCCTTGTGGACGCGCATGTACAGGTTGCCAAATTCTAGGATGTAGGTTTGCTCGGTATTATACTCGAAGGGAATTATTCTCGTCGCCTGTGCGCTGTCTTTAACCTCGGCAACAAACTCGAAGCCTGAGCGATTAGAGACGCCGCCGTGCACCTGCACAAAAGCATTCTCACAAGTGGCGAGGCTGGACTTGTACTTATCGATGTCAACTCGAGCGCCAATGGCTTCCGATACCTCACCGCCTGCCAAGCTCGGCTGGATAATTTTGACCATTAAGCCCTCGCCTGTATCCAAGTAGCCTCGGGCAGGTCTTCCTCGATGCCCTCATTGCTATCAGTCTCCTGTGCCGCGACCGCAATGTTTCGAGCCAGGGTATCCATGTCGCCCATGATCGCGCGCTCTCCAGTGAGAGGCATCGCGAGGCGGGCGGCCAGCAGATACGAGAAGGCCATGACGAACTCGGGGTCAAATTGTGTGGTGTCTGTTACGCGAGCCGTGTAACAGAACTCGGCATCTACCTGATCTGTGAGCACGACCTTCACGTCGTTTTCGTTGCGCGCCACCTCATATTTGATGGGCACGCCGGTCTCCAGCGGATCGACGATACTCCGCATCCTCACGCAGTCAGTGGGGTACACATAAGCGTAGTCCCAGTTGGCGGGGACCGTGGCCGTCAGTGCGGCTGGGGTAGCGAATTTCTTGGCGAAGTTCCAAGGATGCTGGCGCAGAAGTGCATCTCTCGTGTCAGCGAAGACGAGGTTAACCTGCTCGGCTTCAGGGGTGCTCTCAGTTAGGTCAGAGATATCCCATCTGTCGCCGATGTGTTGCAAAGCGAGCTTTGCGATCTGTACTTCTGACGCCATCACTTATCATCCTTATTTGGCTTTGGCCTTTGCCTTTGCCTTGGCGGGGCCTTCAACAATCTTTGTGTTCTCCGGCAGCTTCCCATCCCATTTATCGTCGATCTCCACCACCTCGGTGCGGCCCGCGTTCTTGGATATACGAAACACCGCACTGTCACCCTTGAACGGGGTTTTGAATATTACTTTCATCTTCTTCTCCTCAGAAGGTTGAGATGTTGGGGCGGCGCTGGGACGCCGCCCCTCCATCGGCTAAGACGTCACTTAGTTAGTGGCGTCTGGGTAGGCTTTCCAGCCAATCGGATCGAGCGTCAAGAACGCAGAATACGTTCCCGCCGTAGTTGTTGCGGTAGCAACAATTGCCTGTACGCCTAAATACCGCTCGTAAGACTCACCCTCAAGTGGGAGTGGAATCACTTGGGTATAACCAGCAACAAGAGTAGCAACTGCAATCGCCCCCGTATCGGTGTGGGCGGTTGACGTGGTGGCATGGATGGCGGCGGTGCTATCAGACCGCAGGCGGAACTGAACCGTAGCCGACCCGCCAGAAGTAACAGCAGCATCAATTTGGATAACCAAATAAAGAGGCTGGCCGTTACCCATATCGCGAGCTTCTTGCAAGTCGATCTGGTTAGTAGCGAGGTAAGTGCCAGCGGACTGACTAATGTCTTCTCCGTCGGCGAACTCTAGAAGGCTGTCCATAATCATAGCAATTTCTCCTTTCAAGAGAAACGGCGGGGAGTGGGTTAGCGTAATCTCCCCGCCTTGGGGTTAGGAAATAGTCGCTTCGTTGCCACGCAGGGCATCGCAACGACGGATCGGAATACCAGACCAAGCAGTCTGCCAAGTCCCGCCGACATTCTCAGTCGTGAGCGTGGAGTTGGAGGTTGCCTCGGCAGTCTGGCGACGCAGCATGGACAGGATTGACTTGTCCATGTACCAAGCGCAGCGACCCATCGAGGTCGAAGGCAGCTCGGTCAGTGCTTGGTGCATCAGATCGTTCAAATCGGCAGAGCTACCACTGGCAGCAACCAACAATTCAGAACGGTCGATGTTAGCGATGCGAACCACATAGCGCCAGTCGCGGACGGTGAGGCCCACATCCCAGCGGTAGTGAGTACGGAACGCCTGCATACGGCCATTAGAGCCATCAGCGTCTTCGATGGTGACTTCACCAAGATCGCGCTGCTGGATACCAGCTTTACTGCCTTTCGGGATGATGCCGTGGCACGTATTCGGTCCCCAGCAGATCAGCCAGATCGAGGCATTGTCCGAACCGGACCCACCGCCTGCGATGATGTTGTCGCCGTTCTCGGCGGACAGGCTGTTGTAGCGAGCTTCGAGGCCAGTGAACTCTTCAGGGTTCGTGCTTTCATCACCTGCGAACAGGGTGTCGGCGAACTCTTGGTTCATGCCCTCGATATGCGGACGATCTTCTTGAAGGCGGAACGCAGCAGGGTTGCCTGCCATGCCGACAAGCGCAGCATCAACTTCGGAGTAATCCTCCATCATGCCGCAATTGTCGGTGATCTGTACGGCCCGCGATTTCGTGGGCTGAACACCACCGTAGAGTTTACGCCACGTCGGGGCAGGCAGACCGGAGCGGATGGACGAGCGGTGCCCAGTCGTCAGGTTGCCTTCCTGCCAAGACATATCGGTCAGGATTTCGTTGGTGGAATTAAGGATTTCGACAACGTCTGCGATGCTGCCGTCGGGGTCGGTGACCTTTGCCAAGTCGGCGAGGGTCGGGTTGGTTACAGATAGAGCGGCCATGATGGGCCTCCTTTATTGTACGGTCTCGGGGAACATCGACGGGTACATCTTCTTGAGACCAGTCTCGCCTTGAACGACGGTGTCGCCCTCGATGAGATCACTCTCCTTCAGTGTGCCGCCGACGCGATTAAACAACCGTATGATTTCAGGGTGATTGCCGAGGCCAAGGCCGTCAGGGTTTTCCGGTGATGGGGCAGCAAGTAACTGTGCCAACTCCGGTGTCCCGTAGGTGTCCATGCCCAGCTTCGCAACGGAGAGATTACGTTGGAGGTCTTCACCACCTAGTTCCGTATCCGCCTTGGTCGCGTCAGCCCATCCGTTCACACGGTCATGGTATTGTG